ATGAATCCATTAATCCAAAGCTTGACTGAAGGTCAACTTCGTACAGATATCCCATCATTCCGTCCTGGTGACACTGTTCGTGTACACGCGAAAGTTGTCGAAGGTAACCGTGAACGTATCCAGATTTTTGAAGGTGTTGTTATTGCACGTAAAGGTGCTGGCATCTCAGAAAACTACACAGTTCGTAAAATCTCTAACGGTGTAGGTGTTGAGCGTATCTTCCCAATCCACACTCCACGTGTTGAAAAGATCGAAGTTGTTCGTTACGGTAAAGTACGTCGTGCGAAATTGTACTACTTGCGTGCACTTCAAGGTAAGGCAGCTCGTATCAAAGAAATCCGTCGTTAATTCGACTAAAAAACTCTGCTTACCCAGCAGGGTTTTTCTCTAGCTCCCTTAGTTCAATGGATATAACAACTCCCTCCTAAGGAGTAGTTGCAGGTTCGATTCCTGCAGGGGGCATATAAACTATTGATTTTACTGGGCGTTTGAGGTGTTCTGCCCCAAATTCGCCCCTAAATTTCCGAATATCTCTCTCACTTCTGAGTTGCTTGCTTCTTCTAGTTCTTTTAATTGGTGAGCATAAACCTCAATAGTGATGCTCATATTCTCATGGCCAAGGATTTTTGAAATAGAGAGTAGTTCAACGTGTTTTGAAATTAAGAAGGAAGCATATGTGTGTCTGAGAGAGTGCGCGTGGACGTTTCTTCCAACTATATATCTTAAGGTCTTATTGACTGCATTGTTTGATATCTTAGAGAAAATACGATTTTCTTTGTTATGGATCCAATGTTCTTTTTGGTAGTTTTTTAATAATTTAAGTGTTTCATCGTCAAGCGGTATCTTTCGGACACTGCTTTTTGTTTTTGTACTTGCAAAATCAAGATTGGTCTTGTAGTTCCAGGTCTTATCTACAGAAAGAACCTTGTTGTCATAGTCTACACTGTCCCAGGTTAGCCCCAGACACTCAGCAAAACGCATTCCAGTAACTGCTATAAGATAGATCACTGCATAAGATTGAACGTCCATCTTACGCTTTGAAACAGCTATAACTTTTTTGTACTCTTCAACCTCAAGAAACTTGGTTTCTTTTTCGACACCTTTATTTTGAGAAACCGCTTTGGCAAAGGTTGTGAAATCCTTTTGAATGATTTCCTCGTGAACAGCCATGGCTACGCATTGCTTGATATGGATATTTAATCTTTCAACCGTTGCTTGGGAGTGGGTCTCAGCAAATGTATTTAAGGCTTGCTGATAGATTGAACTGGTTATGTTTTTAAGTTTCGCCCCTGGGAATAGTTTTTCAATGTTGTGACTGGTAACTTGATAAACTTGCCAAGTCACGGGAGAAATATTAGGTTTCTTATGAATGGTTGCCCACTGTTTAAAGTATTCGTAAAGAGTAATATCATCTGAAACATAGGAAGGAAGGAGTAGTTCTTTTTCTCTTTCAGCAGCTGCTATCTGTGCAGCCTTTTTAGTAGGGAATCCCCCTTTTTCAGCTTTCTTATATTTTCCGTCGTGGGATTTATAAGAAATGCGATATTCCCACTTACCATTCTCTCTTTTTCTGTATGATGCCATTTGATTTTTACCTCATTTCTTGTTAAAATGGGTATAAGAAAACGACCTTTTGAATGGTTGTTTCTTATCCTGATATCCTCACACTTAAGATTGCCGTCAGAGAGTGTGGGGATTTTTGTTGCTTTTTGGTACTGTTAGTTGTACAATAGTGATGAAAGGTGGTGCAAAAATATGTTTTCTTTTTTTACTCACATCAAACAAGAACAACAAAAGATGGAGCAATCTAAAAAAGAAATGGAATTGCGCCACAAGGAATTTGCCGATAGAGTTCGCATGGATATTAAAACAGGCGAGGAAGAACTCGCTTTAAAAAGAGAGTGTTTTAATCAGCGCTATGGACATCTATTTCGTCCTCGAAATAAATAGCAATAGGTCTTACTAGGTGGTCGTCTTTGGCTACCATCCCAAAAGAACCAAGCATAATATTCAAGATTGTTGTTGGAGCGTACTTCAACATCAAGTTACTATATTTCATATGCGAGAAGACGCTAGGGATTTGTTCGTCAAAAGTTGATGAGCAGATGCCTAGCATTTTTATTTTCCTTTTTCCGAGTTGCATAAAACTAAGTTGAACGCTTTGGACTCTAAGAAATTCAAGAGGAAGTATGCTGAAGGTATTACTAATTTTGATTAGATTTGTTTCAGGTAATAACTTTGTTAAGTAAGAAGACATATGCTTCATTGTCTCAAAGTTATTCCAACCATTCCTGGAAAGTTCTTCTTGGATTTGTTTAGTTCTGGCTAAGTGTTTATCTTTGCCGTTTATCTTTTTTAATTCAGATTGTAGAGATTTAAATTCATCGTATCCAGGAAGTAAGAATCCTATTTCTTCTAAATCACTTGTATTTGCTAATTGCTCAAAGTTGAAAACCGTTAACTCTCCGGATGTAGAAATTAGGTCGCCGTCTTGGTAATCGCTATGTTTTATTAGATTTTTTGACTCAAGACCAGTGATAAGCAAATCTAAAGAATAATCATCAAGAGCAGTTTCTACTAGGTTTTTATTTGACTTAGAAAATACAAAGTTGTAACTATCAACATTAGTATTAGAATAGCTTCCTGCTGCTTTTAACAGAGCAGAGAGGCCAACGTCACTGGATGTGGTTGTTTGCTCTGTACTTCCTTCGGTTCTAGAGTCGATTTCTCCATCTTCGTTCACTAACTTCGTTATTAGGCCTGAGTTTTGCTGTGCTAACAACGAATTGACCAGTTTTGTATCTAAATAAATAATTTCTTTCATACTATTTCGACCTCTTAATTACGAATTATGAACGATAACATCCAAGGCTCCCATGATTCGCTGAGCGTTTTCGACGGCTTCCTTGTACTCTTTCGAAGTGTTCTTTACAGGCTTTCTAATCAAGTCGATAAATACGACTGGTTTGGTGAAGTCGTTTGAGGTCACACGGACTGTCATGTTCAAAATTTTAGAAGTTGATTTTCTTTTTGCAACAATACCGCCTGCGACAGCACCAATCGCACCAAACATAGCGCCTGCAATCAATGCTTGACCAACTCCTCCGGAAACAACCGTTTGATTATTGATAATCAATTCATAGGATACTAAATCCTCAAACGAATACCAATCTGTGTCATTCTTATCTTTCTTGACCAAGGATGGTATCAAAGACAATCCCATCGTCCCCATGGCAAGACCTACTTTCGCTGTTCCTTTAATTGCCCCTCCGATCAAGCCAGAAGAGCCTTTTGCTTTTTGAGCTCCATGAATACGATAGGTACGATTATATCTATCGATCTCAAGTGGTCCGACTTTGTCCGTTTTTCTGCTTCGTGGAGCAGGAGGTGGAGAAGCTGTTTTATTGACTGGCTGAGGTTGTTCAGTCGGTTCTTGGTTAGCAATAGAATAACCGCAATTTGAACAGAACTTGTAACCCTCTACTGGATTGCCACATTCAGGACAAAATTTCATAATAACCTCCAAAACAATAACTATTTAAAAATCTTTATACTCTTTTTTCTTACCCATAGCCGACGAGGTTATGGGTTTTTATTTTTCTCAATACCTCGCTACAATGTACCAGCTATCACATCTGCTTTTAGCATTACACATCAATATCATAATATTGTTGTAAGATATTGTTCCCTTGTTTGTATTTTGTAACGAGTTCAATAGCTACTCGTCGTTGCTGTTGGTCGTCCAATAAGTGTTCATTATAGCTCAATATCCGATAATGAACAAAATCAACTAATCGATTAAAAAGAGCGTTATCACTGATTGTATTTGCTTGTTTAATTTGCTCATACGAGTGCTTGTTTTTGAGGTGCCAGACCATGCGCTCATTATTGATATAAAAGAGAGAGGCCATAGTGTTAGCTTCTATCTCTAGCGGATTGCTCTGATAGTTGTTAGCGCAAGCCAGGGCGACCTCATCAGAACGACCCGTGCTAAAATGGGCAGCGATGTGGGCTAATTCATGCAAAACGGTAAAGATAATCCGTCTTTTGATATGTGTTTGATTGATATAAACAAGGTACTTTTCTTTTTCTTTGCTATAAATGGTAAAGCCGTCATTGTGTTTACAGATGATATCATCCAAGTAAGTAACATCTGGATTATTGACAAGCCCTCGATATTTAATGTATTCAGAACTAAGTAGACCGGCTGAAGGGAGCATAGGAAACGGGTCCTTTTCAAAGAAGATAAAATGAAGGTTGTAAGTCTGTTCAAAGTAACGGATGATGTGCTGAAAAGTAACTTGTTCAAGTGAAATATTATTCTGTCGAGACGCTGCTTCGATCACCGGGACAGCGTAATCCCAGTGTTGGATGTACTGTCTACGGGAAATAATTTCTCTAGCCATAATTACCTCCACTTACTGTCATCGTCCATCAGGGTTTTAGCAGTTACCATCAAGCTTTCAATCGCCTTGTTAAAACGAACCTTTTCTTCCTCGGTCATGTTCTGGGTCTGATTTCTGAACGCTGCGACAAGTTCAGTCTCAGCTGGACCAAGATATTCATTTGCCTTGTCATCTTTTGCAATAGTCGGATTATCCGTACGTCCGAGCAGGTAGTCGGTAGATACGTTGAAGTAGTTAGCAATTTCTGCGATACGTTCAGCATTTGGCGTAGAGTTTTTTATCTTATACAGTGTATTTCTGCCATAACCCAAGTCTTCTTCGACTTGTCCAAGAGCTTTTCCACGCTTTTTTGCTAATTCTTTAATTTTTTCAAATGTCTCAAACATTGTTAAATCAACCTTTCTAAGACATTACAAAAAAATTTAACAAATTTGGTGTAAAAAGGTTGACTAATTATCCCAAAAGGTGTAAAATGTTTTTTGTAAGTAAGTTACAACTAAAAAAATAACTAAGAAAATAAATCATAAAAAATGTTTTGGCGAACGGTATTTATAGATTTATCATTGTTTTTATTATGCTTTCATTTTAGCCGATTTGGTGTGAGTTGTCAAGTGTAATGCAGAAAAATAGTTAAAATTTTAGTTGTTTCTTATTTACAAATTAGTAAAGAGGGAGGGACGTATATGCCAGATATCGCAAATGGTCGTGAAAGAGTTAATGCTTTCTTGAAAGAGAAAGGGATCAAAAAAGCAACTCTAGCGGTTGCTTACGGCTTTAAGCGACAGGAAGTGACAAACATTCTAAGTGGAACAACAAAAGGTCCACGAGCGAACAGTTTTATTCTTCAGGTGATTGAAGATTACGGGATTGAGTAGCACAAAAAAGCACCTAACAAAAGTCAGGCGCATACTTAAATATTCAACATAATTATAACACGAAAGGAGCAAAAATGGAAGAGTTGATCCAAGCGATTGCGAGTCAGATTAAGTTTACCGTCTTACAATCAGCAGATATTGAAGAAGCTTTCCCTCTGGAATTGAAGCGAAAAGATGTGGCTAAAATGCTTGGGGTTTCTGTAGATACGTTCGATGACCGTTTTCGCTACCAGAAAGGATTTCCAAATATAAATGATAAGCGTTGGCCACGGGATGCAGTCCGAGAATGGTACAACGCAAACTGGATGAATTTAACGAAGTGAGGAAAAATGAAACTTTTAACAAAAATTATAAATTACTTTTCAGAAGAGGTCGAAGAAGCTGACACTGACTTGAAAGAGGTCCGAGAAAGCAATCTGGACTGGAGAGTGGTCGCTCTGGATCTCAATCGATCACTGATTGAATCACAAGAAAAACTTCAAAATGCCAATCAGCGTATTGCTGATCTTGAAAAAATTGTAGCAACCTATAAAGAAAAGGAGAATGTAAAATAATGGAATACTTATATTTCGTGACAATCGTAGGAATCGCACTCTGGTCTCTGGTAAATAGGCTGGATGACCACGCTGAAATGAAGCAGAAAGAGCGTCAGCTGATGGCGAGCAATATTGCACGCATGAATCTGAGAAACTCAGATAAGCAATTTACTTATGATGTAGAGCCGCCAGAAGGACTTGCGAAAGGTGTAGAAGAAGGAGCTTAAAATGGTAACGATCAACAAACTAGAAATTGAAAACGTCAAGCGCGTGAAAGCGGTCAAGCTAGAACCGTCAGCGACTGGTCTGACAATCGTTGGTGGAAATAACAATCAGGGTAAAACAAGCGTGCTGGACGCGATTGCTTGGGCGTTAGGAGGCAACAAGTACAAACCTAGCCAAGCTCAGCGTGAAGGTAGCACAATCCCTCCTAGCCTTAAAATCACGCTCTCAAACGGCCTGATTGTAGAACGTAGCGGAAAGAACAGCACTCTAAAAGTTATCGACCCAAGTGGCAACAAGGCTGGTCAAAATTTGCTGGATAGCTTCGTGGAAGAGCTGGCTATCAACTTACCAAAATTCATGGAGCAGACCAGCAAAGAAAAAGCAAAGACGTTGTTACAAATCATTGGAGTTGGTCCACAACTTGCCGAACTTGAAATGCAAGAAAAAGCCAAGTATGACGAGCGCCATGCAATCGGTGTGATTGCTGACCAAAAGGAGAAGTTCGCTAAAGAACAGCCGTACTATCCAGAGGCACCGAAAGAGCTAGTCTCTATCTCTGAACTTATCCAACAACAACAAGCTATCCTTGCCAAGAATGGCGAGAATGCTCGTAAGCGCCAGAATTTGGTAGTCATTCAAAATCAACACGACTCAGTGACTGCAGAAGTTGAACGACTGGAGCAATTGCTGGCGGATGCGAGGGCGAAAGAAGAACAGCTAGCACAAGACTTAGCTATCGCAAATACCGACGCTATGGATCTTCTCGATGAATCGACTGAGGAGATTGAAAACAACATCGCAGAGATTGACGAAATCAATCGTAAGGTGCGCGCCAATCTGGACAAAGATAAAGCAGAAGAAGACGCTAAGGGTTATCGCGAGCAGTACAAGGAACTTGATAATGTGATTGATGGCATCCGCAAGCAGAAGACAGACTTGCTTACCAATGCAGATTTACCGTTACCAGGGTTATCCGTGGATGATGGCGAATTGCTCTACCTTGGCCAACGATGGGATAACATGTCTGGTAGCCAACAACTACAAGTGGCGACCGCAATCGTGCGTAAATTGAAGCCAGAATGTGGATTTGTGCTAATTGATAAGCTGGAGCAAATGGATCAGCAGACCTTGCAAGAATTTGGCGCATGGCTTGAGCAAGAAGGCTTGCAAGCAATCGCGACTAGAGTATCAACAGGAGACGAATGTAGCATCCTGATTGAAGACGGGTATAGCGTGAAGCCGGTAGAATTCGCAAGCGCCGCTCAACAAGGACATGCTGAAACAGTCGCACCAACTTGGCAAGGTGGATTTTAAAAACTAAAGGAGAACAATCATGAAAAAAACAGAAACTTTTATCGTATTACGTAACAAAAAAACAGGTAACTTTTTATTGAAATTCAAAAGCAAAGAACAAACTCTTGCTTATTCAGCAGAATATACAAAAAGATTGGAACATGCTGCTAAAAATGAAGTTGAAGCGACAAAAGTACAAATTGAAGATTTTACAAAACTAGCGAATGCATTAAATTGTGAATTGCTCGAAGTGACTGCAACGTATGAGCTCAAAACACTTGACGGTGAAGAACCGGAAGAATTGATTAAAGAAACTGAAACATCGAGTGAAGAAGAATTTAAAAGATTCTTAAAAATGTTAGAAGCTGGGATGGAGGATGACTAAACATGCAAATTACTAGAGGAAAACGAGCACGAGCTCAAAAAGTTGTTATTTATGGTCCTGAAGGAATTGGGAAGTCCACGTTTGCAGCCGAATTTCCAAATGCTGTCTTCATCGATACAGAAGGTTCGACAGACAACATGGATGTGGCACGACTCGACAAGCCAACCAGCTGGACCATGCTCATCAATGAGATTGCTTTTATCAAAGCAAATCCGACTGAGTGTGGGACACTCGTTATTGACACGATCGATTGGGCAGAAGCTTTGGCAGTTAATTACATCTGTTCGCAACATGGCAAGCAAGGGATCGAAGATTTCGGTTGGGGCAAGGGGTACACTTATGTCCAAGAAGAAATGGGGCGTTTCTTGAATAGCTTGTCTGATTTGGTTGATATGGGTATCAACGTGGTATTGACTGCGCACGCTCAGATTAAGAAATTTGAACAACCAGACGAGATGGGTTCTTACGATAGATATGAGCTGAAACTTGGTCAAAAGACAGGTTCTAAGACTGCTCCACTCGTAAAAGAATGGGCAGATATGGTTCTATTCGCCAATTACAAGACCTTGGTCATGACGACCGATAACGGCAAGAAAAAAGCGCAGGGAGGTGAACGTGTGATGTATACCAACCATCGCCCAGCTTGGGATGCCAAGAACAGACATGGTTTACCAGATGAATTACCGTTCCATTATGCAGGGATTGCTCATATATTTGCGAATCAACAAACGCAACCTATTCCGCAACAACCTCAAGCAGTCGCTCCAGAACCTCAGCAGACTATCCAGCAAAAACCTGAGCAAGTTCAAGAAGAATTGCCTCTCGATATGTCGCAGGTAGCTGAAAAGACTCAAAATGAAGCTCCTAGCGAGCCTCAGACACCACCTGCGCAATATCATGCAAGCTTGCCTAAGAGTTTGACAGACCTCATGACGCAAGGAAACGTGACAGAAGAAGAACTTCAAAAAGTCGCTTACATCCGCGGGCACTTCCCGTTAGGAACGCCAATCGAAAACTTCCCGCCTGATTATTGGGATATGATTGTGGCACACTGGCAGGCGACTATGGAAGTTATTCAAAATCAAGTACGAGCGGACCCTGAACTGCCCTTCACCGTGTAGATTTTGGGAATTAGAAATCATAGCAAAATACAATAAGGAGTATCTATGAAAGATAAAACTATTCAAATTGATTTGTCAAAAATCGCAAATACAGCCTTACAAGAAAAGGTTGACAAAGAACTTGAAAAAGTCCTTGAGAACATTCTGGATCTCAATACAGAAGCCAAAGCAACCCGTAAGGTTACTATCATACTAACGATGTCAACAGACGATGAACGTACGGTCGTTAAGACAGGCATGGAAGTCAAATCTACTTTAGCACCGCAGAAAGGTGTTGCAACAACTGTCATTGTCGGTCGTGATGATGCTGGTAAAATCCACGCTAATGAACTTAAAAGTGGTATCCCTGGTCAAACTTACTTTGATGACAACGGAGATATGCGGACCGATACTGGCGATCTCATCGAAAAAGTCGAACAACAAAATACAAATATTATTGATTACAACAAAAAGAAAGCAGGTAACTAACCATGACAGAAAATCTCAAAGAAGCATTATCTTACACAGTCGAACTAGCGGGTAAAGAAAACAAAATCATTCGTTCAGAAACTGGGAAGGAATATTTTGACAGCAATGAATATGACTTACAGGAACTTAACCCTCGTAAGTACGCACCTATCCTTGAGCTTCAGACACTCAAAAGTCTTGTTGACTATCTCAAATCAAATAACGATTTCATCAGTGATCGTAAAATTGTAGTTGTAGTGGACAGTTACCAAAAAGTATCTGTATATGATCAAGTTGATTTTGAAAATGGTAAACGTCCTCAGCTCGTATCTGTAAAAGCAACTGTCCCAGTTATTCCATTCAGCAATTGGCGTGACCAGGAAGAATTTAACATTATGCTGCAGTCTATGTTTATCAATGATGCAGACCGTAATTTGGTTTTGGATTTTGCTAGCCATCTGAAAATCGAAAAAGGTGCAGAAGTACAGGATAATGGCATCAGTCAAATGGCGACAGTTCGCGATGGTGTAGCAAGCCTAGCACAAGCTAAAACTCCAAATCCAGTAACCTTGCGACCATATCGTACCTTCAACGAAGTAGAACAGCCTGCTAGTCAATTCGTCTTCCGAATCAACAAGTTGGCGAATCTGGCACTTTTCGAAGCAGATGGTGGTAAATGGAAATTAGAAGCCGTCGAAAACATCGCAAATTATTTAAAAAATGAACTTGCTAGCAACAAAAAAATTACTATTTTAGCTTAAAGGAGAAATCAATATGACACAACAATACAATAACTTTGATCACGAAATTGGCTGGGAAGACACGATTGAAAAAGACTCGGAATACGTCCTATTACCTGATGGTTTATACCACTTTACGGTAATCGGTATGGAACGCACACGCCACACGCCAAATCCACAAAATCCCGGAAAATTGCCAGCGTGTAACAAGGCTATCGTCAGCATTAAGATTGTAGCTAACGAAGGTGAAACCGAATTGCGACACAACTTGTATCTACACAGCTCAACTGAAGGAATGCTATCTGCTTTCTTTGCTGCAATCGGCCAAAAGAAAAAAGGCGAACCACTTCGCATGAATTGGAATACAATCATCGGCGCAACTGGTGTATGTAAGGTCGGAACCCGACAATACAAGGAAAATAATTATAACGAAGTTAAGTCCATGCTCTATCCTGAAGATGTTGATTACACAAAAGTATTGAACCAACAACCAGGACAAACTACACAAGCAAGCTACCAGCAACCGCAACAGTCGAATTTTGCGCAACAACCACAAGCTGGATACCAAGCTGGGCAATTCTAGGAGGTAAGGGATGGCAGGTAAGTTAAGAAATGACTTAACCTCCCAACGATTCGGTTTCTTGAAAGTTCTTCGCCGTTCCCCCGATAAAGGGGGCGGCAAGAAACCAGTCGTTAAATGGGAATGTGAATGCATATGCGGTAAAAATATAACTGTAAAATCTGATTCTTTATTATCTGGCCACACTGTTAGTTGCGGATGTAAAAAAAAGATACACGGCAAAAGTAATAAAGAACGTTTATATCAGACATGGAAGAATATGCGCCAGCGTTGCAACAATCCCAATCGTTCTGATTACAAACGATATGGCGGTCGAGGTATTAAAATATGCGATGAATGGAACGACTACAAGACTTTTAGAGATTGGGCGTTGTCTAATGGATACGCTGATAACTTATCTATCGACCGTATAGATGTCAACGGCAATTATGAACCATCTAACTGCAGATGGGTGGACGGTATCATTCAAGCAAATAACGTCCGAAGCAACAGAATAATCACTTTCAGAAATAGCACTTACACCATGGCTGAATTCGCTAGAAAAATCGGAATTAGCTATTCTGCATTACAACACAGATTGGATAGAGGTTGGTCTATAGATAAAATAGCTCAAACTCCCCAAAGAGGTGCTTGATATGGAATTAAGAAAGTATCAACAGGAAAGTATTAACTCTATTCAGGAGGAGTGGAATAATGGCAGAAAGCGCACTTTGCTGGTTCTTCCGACGGGATGTGGTAAGACTGTAGTTTTTACTAAATTAGCTGAAGAAATGGTCAAGCAAGGGAAAAGAGTTCTAATTTTAGCACACAGAACAGAATTGTTGGAACAAGCTTCTGATAAATTGTTTAAAATTACAGGCTTGAAAACTGCGTTAGAAAAAGCTGATAGTACAGCTATAGGCTCGTGGTGCAGGGTTTCAGTTGGTTCGGTGCAAACATTACAACGTGACAAACGTTTAAATCGATTCCCTAAAAATTATTGGGATGTGATTATTGTTGACGAGGCTCATCATATCTTGTCTGATGGATATATGAAAGTAATGAAATATTTCGATGTCGCTAATGTCCTCGGTGTAACAGCAACGCCAGATAGATCTGATATGCGCAATCTTGGTTCTTACTTCGACAGCTTAGCTTATGAGTATTCACTGGTTCAAGCTATCCAAGAAGGGTATCTATCTAAAATTAAGGCTTTGACAATCCCGCTCAGCTTGGATTTATCAAATGTCAGCATGTCAGCAGGAGATTTTAAGGCGAGCGATGTCGGAACAGCGCTAGATCCATACTTGGAGCAGATAGCCGATGAAATGGTCAAGCAATGCGTTGACCGCAAAACAGTCGTATTTTTGCCTTTGGTCAAAACTTCGCAGAAATTTCGCGACATCTTAAACGCAAAAGGCTTTCGTGCTGCGGAAGTTAACGGAGAGTCTAAGGACCGTGCAGAAGTCTTAGAAGGCTTCGAGAAAGACCGTTACAACGTGCTTTGTAACTCTATGCTCTTAACCGAGGGCTGGGATTGCCCGTCAGTAGATTGCGTAGTCGTGCTACGACCTACTAAAGTGCGGGCGCTGTATAGCCAGATGGTAGGGCGTGGGACTCGCTTGCATCCAGGAAAAGAAGAACTGCTCTTACTAGATTTTCTATGGCATACTGAACGCCACGAGCTATGCCGGCCAGCACACTTGATCTGCGAAACTCCAGAAGTTGCTCAGAAAATGGTTGAGAATATGGAAGAACAGACAGGTGTCATGCTTGACCTTGAAGATATGGAAGTAAAAGCAGCAGAAGACGTAGTTGCTCAACGTGAAGAAGCCTTGGCCAAGCAACTGGAAGAAATGAGCAAACGCAAGCGCAAGCTAGTAGATCCATTACAATTCGAAATGTCTATTCATGCTGAAGACTTGTCAAACTACGTTCCCAATTTTGGATGGGAGATGGCGTCTGCTAGTGATAAACAAATCAAAGCGCTTGAGAAGTATGGTATTTTTGCTGACGAAATTGGAAATGCAGGAAAGGCTGCATTATATTTAGACAGATTGCACAAACGACAATCTGAAGGTTTGACGACACCGAAACAGATTCGCTTTCTGGAAGGTCGTGGCTTCAAAAATGTTGGGATGTGGCAATTTGATCATGCCAAAAATATGATTGATCGCATTGCAGCAAACGGTTGGCGATTGCCAGCAGGCGTGCGACCAGCTGAATATGTACCGGGGTGATGTATGGAACTAAATACAATCTACAACGAAGATTGCTTGGCCGGTATGCAAAAAATCCCTGACAAGTCAATTGACATGATATTGTGTGATTTGCCTTATGGTACGACTCGAAACAGCTGGGACAGTGTACTGCCATTTAATAAGCTTTGGGAACAATATGAACGAATTATCAAAGATAATGGCGCGATTGTACTGACTGCTCAAACTCCGTTTGATAAAGCGTTAGGAGTGAGCAAGCCAGAATTGTTGCGTTATGAATGGATTTGGGAGAAATCCAATGCAACAGGACACTTGAACGCCAATCGAATGCCGTTAAAGTCGCATGAGAACATTCTTGTGTTCTATAAAGAATTGCCAGTGTACAATCCGCAGTTTACTTACGGAAAACCGTACAAGGCAATCTGTAGTATGCATAGCAGTAACTATGGAAAACAAAAGGATAATATCGAAACCGTGAATGATGGCTATCGTTTCCCTAGAAGTGTATTATTTTTCAACAATGAAAAAGACAATTTTCACCCGACGCAGAAGCCAGTTGAATTGTTTGAGTACTTGATAAAGACATATACAAATGAGGGGGGGGCTGGTGTTGGATAACTGTATGGGCAGCGGAACTACTGCAATAGCCTGTATTAATACCAACCGTAACTATATTGGTTTTGAAATTGATGAAGAATACTATCGCAAATCCATGGATAGAATCAACAGCCATGTGTCGCAGATGACATTATTTTAGAAAAAAAGGAGAAAACAGTGGCAGAGAATGATTTTAACTTATTGCCGTTGCTGGATTACATCAATCCTGCCACGGTAGACTACCAGACATGGGTAAATGTGGGCATGGCCCTGAAGCATGAGGGATATACGGCATCTGACTGGGATAATTGGTCGCAAAATGATAGCCGATATAAGAAATTCGAATGTTTCAAGAAATGGGATACATTCAATGAACAAGCAGGAACTATCGTGACGGGTGCGACGATTACCCAACTTGCTAAAGAAAATGGCTGGGTGTCGCAATCCAGCTATGATAGCGAGAACTCGCATGAGTTAGGCTGGACCGATACAATAGATCGTGATTATCGTGTCATTAATAAAGACTGGATTGAAGGTAAGGAAATCCATGAGCCAACTATTTGGAATCCGGTTCAGGAAATTATCAAATACCTTGAAACGCTCTTTGAAGCTAGTGAAAATGTTGGGTACGTTACTGAATGCTATCCAAAGACTGACGATGAAACAGGCGAGATTGTCAAATGGCTGCCAACTAAGGGGGCTTATGACCGGACTGCTGGGCAATTGATTGAAGAACTTAGTAGATGTAATGGCGATATTGGCGCAGTGCTAGGTGATTATCACGAAGAAGCCGGCGCATGGGTTCGCTTCAATCCCATGGATGGCAAAGGCGCAAAAAACGAAAACGTGACAGATTTTCGATATGCTCTGGTCGAATCCGACAGCATGCCAATCGACAAGCAAAATGCAATCTACAAAGAGTTGGAATTGCCGATTGCAGCCTTGGTTCATAGTGGGAACAAGTCGCTACACGCTATTGTGAAAGTAGATGCTGGCAATTACGAAGAATATCGCAAGCGGGTTGATTATCTTTACAAGGTTTGCCAGAAAAATGGAATCGTAGTTGATACCCAAAACCGAAATCCAAGCAGGCTATCACGCATGCCAGGTTTTATCCGAAATGGTCAGAAACAATTCTTGGTGGATACGAATATCGGTAAGGCTGACTGGGACGAATGGTACCAGTACATCGAAGACTTGAACGATGATTTGCCTGATCCTGAAGGGCTAGCTGACAGCTGGGATAACTTGCCAGAATTGGCTCCTGAGTTGATAAAAGGCGTCCTTCGCCAAGGCCACAAAATGCTGATTGCTGGCCCGTCAAAGGCTGGTAAGTCATTTGCCTTGATTGAGATGTCGATTGCAATCGCAGAAGGTAAGAAATGGCTAGGCTGGGATTGTACGCAGGGGCGTATCCTCTATGTCAATCTGGAGCTAGACCGTCCGTCCGCTTTACATCGTTTCCGCGATGTTTACCAAGCCATGGGATTGCCACCACAGAATATCCAGAACATAGATATCTGGAACCTTCGCGGGAAGACCGTACCGATGGACAAGCTAGCGCCTAAGCTCATTCGCAGAGCTTTGAAGAAGAATTATATCGCAGTCATCATCGACCCGATTTACAAGGTTCTTACTGGTGACGAGAATAGCGCAGACCAGATGGCGCATTTTACTAATCAATTCGACAAAGTAGCCACAGAGTTAGGTTCTAGCGTTATCTACTGTCACCACCACTCAAAGGGCTCCCAAGGCGGCAAGAAGTCTATGGATCGTGCTAGTGGTTCGGGTGTATTTGCTCGGGATCCTGACGCGCTTATCGATTTGGTCGAGCTGGAAGTGTCAGAAGAATTGCTGACACAGCGATTAAATCAGGCAGCGTGTGAAGTCTACAAACAGGCCTTGCAAGAGCGAAACAATGCCTATTACCAGCAAAATGTCGGACTAGATGACCTATTGAGCCCTGCGCAGATGCGGACGCACTTCGAGAAAGGCATTCCTGACGTGATGGCTCGGGCTCCGTACACAGACAAGCTCGAAGAAGCTCGCAACAAGATTCAGATAGCAACTGCATGGCGTGTTGAGGGTACGCTTCGAGAATTTGCTAAATTCAAGCCGGTCAACATGTGGTTTAGTTATCCAGTGCATACACTTGATGAATCAGGTGTGTTGGCGGATATCCAATTGGAAGAGAATGCGCCAAATTGGAAAAAGAATCTAGATAGTAAAAAAGGGAATGAGAAGAAAAAGAAGTCTGCTGATGAAAGATTTACTACTGCTATGGATGCATTATTCGACGGAATCAATCCGGTTGAATTGAGTGAAATGGTGGAATATTTTTCAACAGAAGACAAACCTGTTAGCGAAAAAACTATCAGAAGATGGGTCAAAAATAGAGATGATTTTGAAGTGAAAAACAATCAAATCACACCCAAAGAAGAGCCAGGGACAGAGTAGGGACAAGGACAAACCCGACAGACAAACCCGAGAGTGTCCCTCGGGAATGTCCTTGACTCTCAGAGACAAACCCGAGAGTGTCCCTGTGTCTCTAGAGACAAAGACAAACCCGAGAGTGTCCCTGAGAAATCGCACAACCATGCGGGTTTAAAGCTCTAGGGACAAACCCGAGAAACTCAGGGACAAAGCTAGGGACAGAATATTCTCTTTCTCCGAAAGAAGAATATTTGGGAAATGTCCCTGAGAGTTCAGAAGAACAGGTACAGGAACAGGGGCGATTGAGCTACGCCCCCTGTAACCCTGTAACCCTGTCCTTCACTCTGAACTTAGGCGCGTGTAAAAAAAAGAAGGTAAAAAATGACATTAAATAAAAAAGATATTGATAATCTTAAAAAAGAAATCGATGACTTGTTGGATAAATGTGAAGATGATTTCGAAGAGATGGCACTTAATCCAGATTACTCATTTGGATTGCTTATGAGCGCTAGTGCGACCTTGGGTGTAATTTTAAGGGAGTTGGCTGATGATTGAATTCTTTTTACCGATGCAAAAAATTCCAACAACTACCCACCAACAAAAAAAGGTAAATGTCCAATTTGGAAAACCGATCTTTTATGAGCCGGAGGATCTAAAAAATGCCAGAGCGAAATTTGAGAGCTTGCTCGCGCAGCATGTCCCTCCGAATAAAATCAAAGGTGCGGTTCGGCTGACAGTCAAGTGGTGCTTTCCGCGTATCAAAAAAAGTTACGATGGTCAGTACAAGACCACAAAGCCAGATACAGACAATCTGCAGAAGTTACTTAAGGACTGTATGACGAAGCTTGGCTATTGGCAAGACGACGCACAAGTGGCCAGTGAGATTGTCGAGAAATTTTGGGCAGACACAGTCGGGATCTATATCAAGATTGAGGAATTGCCATGAAAATCAATTATATAGATTTCTTCAGCAGAGTCATGCCGGAATGGATGGTGCGTAGTAATCAGAAAAGTCAAGAGGTCGGTTTTGGTTCAGATGCCTATTGGCTATGGGCAGTGTCGTCAATCGGAGAGATTTGCAAACAATACAATGATGATGAGCTGGTGACAGAACAATTTGGTTTGCTCTTTAACTGGCTAGAAAAACAAGCGGGTTAAACCATGAAATACAACAAACAAATAATGATTGACGGATTGAAGCGGTCAATCGAGAAAACGGAGCGGGAAATCGAGGAGTATTCAAAGCCGTGCGATAGAAGAGTCGGACAAGGGCGCACTGCTCATCGTGAATTTTTGAAGAAGAAATTGAAGAAAATGAAATCAGAGTTAAAGGAGTTGGAAGATGAATAAGCAGAAATTAAGAACGAATAAACAAGAATTAATTTCGAAATATGAGCTACTTAAAAATAGCTATAATTTTAAAGCTATAGCAACAGACGCTATAATAAGCGATTTGAAGCGTTTAGACGAACCAGAAATGGGTCACGCAGACGAAGCTCCACGCTATGTCAAGAATATACTAGCACGATTGCGAGAGTTGCCATTGCATGATAGAGAGGTCTGGTTGAAAGCTATCGTGAGCGAATTTGAACAGGATTTTAGTCATGCAAAATGGCGTGAGGGTTATGAACAAGGTAAGTCTGAGGGGGAATGGGCTGGTCAGCAATTGAAAGATGCTGATGAGATTCGAAAAGAATTGAATAGAGTTACAATCCCGCAGTTTGTTGCGGATTGGATTGAAAGATCAAAACGAGAAAAACGTAATCTCCGTAATGCTCTTAACAACGGAGGAGAGAAAATGCGTTTGTGGTTTCTCGATCAAGAAAATTATGATTTATTCGCTCGAGCTTGGCTTGACGGTTACGAGATTCAGGGAAGAAAGTATGTAGTTACAGATGGAAATCATTTGTATTTCAAAAAATGTCAAGAAGATATTGAAATTGTCATATTAGTAGATGATCAGGTTGGTACGATGGAGTATGTCAAGAAATTCGACACAAAGGAAGAAGCCCAAAAAGCTGCAGACATTCTTGGTTGGAAAGTTCAGGAGGTGGGCGATTGACAATTAATATCAAACAACGACTAAAGGCCTTGCAGTATATCGATATCAAAGCGAAGTCAAAGCACCAGGAAATCATCAGTCTAAAATCGAGCATCTTGCGAGGGCAGCAGTTTGACAATATGCCAAAATCGAAGAGTAATAAAAATCAATCAGAAGAATTGAATATTCTGATTCTTGATAAAACAGAACATCTCTATCAAGAAATTCAAGTTTTATATAAAGAGCGTGATGAGTTGATTCAAGCAATCGAATCGCTAGACGATCCAGTAGAAAATATCGTAATGCGGTTGTTTTATATTGATGGGATGACATGGAATGAAGTCGAAGCTAAGCTAAAATATAGTCGAGGAGCTATTCAAAAAATTAGAAAGTCTGCCTTTGAAAATTTATCTAAAAATTGTGAACGAAGTGAACTAAAGTGAACTTTTAATGTGATATTATGGTATTGTCAGCAAGTACGGTAAAGCGGACTGATGGCTCCTTTAATAATTTTTTGTAACGATGTCAGGGACAAGCCAGTGATTTCCTCTTGGCCTTTTTGAGTTCGGTCTCTGATGTCGTTATTTTAGATTTTTAGTGTAGTGGTAACACAACAGTCTCCAAAACTGTTATCGTGGGTTCGATTCCTGCAAAGTCTGTGAGAGGTCTTAATTAAAAGTCACATGGTTGTGTGGCTTTTTGTTTTGTAGAAAATGGAGGTGATGGAAAATTGAATGAATTAACGATAAAACAAAAAAGATTTGCAGATGAGTACATCATCTCAGGCAATGCGACGGAATCCTATAAGAAAGCGGGTTATCGTGCTTCTAGTGATAGAGTGGCAGGTGTTGAAGGACATAAGTTACTAAAGAATCCTAAGATTAAAACCTATATAGATGAACGACTGAAGCAGCTTGATTCTGAAAAGATTGCTGACCAACAAGAAGTTCTTAGTTATCTAACCTCGGTCATGCGAGGAGAGACGCAAGAGCAGACTCTATGCAGTATCGGAGAGCTAGGGCAACAAGTTATTGATATTGACGTAGGAGCAAAAGATAGAATCAAGGCCGCTGAACTTTTAGGAAAACGGCATAGACTTTGGACTGATAAGGTAGAAGCTGACATTTCTGGAACGGTGGTATTTGCGAATGAGTCAGACATACCAGATTAAACAGAACGATATTGTCGTAGACTTACCCAAGATGGTGGGTGGTGGATATGGCCAGTTCTGGCGCTCGAGAAATCTCTATCGTGTCGTCAAAGGCTCTCGTGGTTCGAAGAAATCAAAGACGACTGCTTTGAATTATGTAACCCGTATATTGAAATATCCCTGGGCTAATTTACTTGTTATTCGTAGATACTCTAACACGAACAAGCAATCGACTTACACGGATTTCAAGTGGGCAGCTAACCAACTCAAGGTCGCTCATAAATTCAAATTCAATGAGTCTTTGCCTGAAATCACAGTCAAAGAAACAGGACAGAAGATTCTATTTCGTGGTTTGGATGATGAGTTAAAAATCACATCTATCACGGTTGATGTAGGTATCTTATGCTGGGCATGGTTTGAGGAAGCGTACCAGATTGAGACTGAAGACAAGTTCAGTACGGTAGTCGAGTCTATCCGTGGTAGCTTAGATGTTCCTGATTTTTTTAAACAAATCACGGTTACGTTTAATCCGTGGAACGAGAGGCACTGGCTCAAACGTGTCTTTTTTGATGAAGAGACGAGACGAGCTGATACATTCGCTACCACGACTACTTATCGATGCAATGAGTGGCTAGATAAAGTCGATATCAAACGTTATGAGGATTTGTATCATACGAATCCAAGACGTGCAAGAATCGTCTGTGACGGCGAATGGGGAGTTGCTGAAGGTTTAATCTACAACAATGTGACTATCAAAGACTTTGACAAAGATGAGTTGTTGCAGAATCCTGCTAACAAGTTGTGTATCGGGCTTGACTTTGGTTTTACTCATGATCCAACTGCTTTGTGTTGCTCGCTTATAAACGACACGACGAAAGAGATACACATTTTTGATGAAGCGTATAAAGTCGGTCTCATAACCAAGGAAGTTGCTAAGATGATAAAAGATAAAGGTTATCATCGCTCGACAATCATCGCAGATAGCGCAGAGTCACGGCTGATTGAGGAATTGAGGTCAGAACACGGCATATCTCGAATTAAAGAGAGTCGAAAAGGTAAAGATAGTATCATGGCAGGCGTATCCAAACTACAAGGATACGCTATTTATGTGCATCCGAATTGTGAGCATATCATGGATGAATTTTACAGTTATTGCTATCAACGAGACAAAGAGGGCAATTGGTTGAACAAACCAGAAGATAAGAACAACCACTTGATGGACGCGCTACGTTATAGCCTTCAATGTATTGAGGGTGGCAAAGCAACCGTCCGCAGACGTTCAGACTACGGTTTATAGAAAGGAATGGAATGTATCAGATTTTAACTTATCCACGGGATGGATACGATGAAACAGCTTTGAGTAAAGAATTGATTTACAAGTTGATTCAGAAACACACGCAAGAGCGTCAGCGATTGAAAAAGCTTAAAAGCTACTACATGGGTGAGCATGCTATCTTGAATCACACGAGAAGAAATCAGAATGCTCCGAATTATAAGACGGTAGCTAACCACGCTAAGGACATTGCAGACACGTCTACGGGCTATTTCATGGGCAATCCTATCAAGTATAACAATACTGCTGATAGCGACCTTGAGCCTTTGCTTAAGGCTTTTGATGGTGCTGAAATTGACCAAGTGGATGCGCAGAATGCTTTGAACATGGCTATCTATGGACGTGCTTACGAATACATCTATGCCAAAGAGGGACTGACCGAGCTTGATTCGACTAGCGTGGACCCTGAGAATGTATTTCTTGTATACGATGACAGCATCGAACGTAAGGCGCTTTTTGCAGTGTACTACTACGAGATTAAAGACGATACGAAAGATGCGACTAAGTATCAAGCTGAAGTCTTCACTCAGAACTTGCATTATCACATCGTACTGCGTGATTCGAGTATGGGAACAACACGAAACGAGCAAGTGGAACCTCACAATCTCGGGCAAATCCCGATTATCGAATACCGCAATAATCACTTTGCGATTGGTGATTATGAGCAACAGATCAGCTTGATTGATGCTTACAATTCGTTGATGGGTAATCGCGTCAATGACAAAGAGCAAGCAGTCGAGTCCATTCTTGTATTGTATGGTGCACAGTTAGCTGACAATCTAGAGGATGCTAGAGAAGCCATGAGAATCCTCGCTGAAGAAGGTCTTTTGGAATTGCCAGCAGATGCCAAGGCTGATTTCTTGAAGAATGCCTTGGACGAAAACGCTACTGAAATCTTGCGCAAGGCTTTGAAAGAAGACATCTACACATTCAGCCATGTGCCGAATTTGACAGATGAGAACTTCGCAGGTAATAGCTCGGGCGTAGCCATGGAATTCAAGCTACTAGGTCTTGAAATGATTACTAAGACGAAAGAAGCAAACTACAAGCGAGGTCTCAGACAGCGTATTGCTATCTTTGCGCATTACTTGGGCATGCAGCAGATTGCTCTTGAAGCACATTCAATTGTGCCACAGTTCAGCCGTGGATTGCCTAAGAACCTGCTCGAATTGTCACAGATTATCAATAATCTGGAAGGTAAAGTATCCCTTCGTCAGCTAATTTCTCTCTTGCCATTCGTTAAAGATCCTGACGCTGAACTTGAAAGTCTTGAGGAAGAGAAAGAAAAGAATATGGAACGTGTGCCATTTTTTAACCAGGCTAACACGAAGCCAGACGAAGAGGTAGCAGATGAAGAACAAGGACTACTGGACCAAGAGGAAGGCTAATCTTATCTATGAGCAGATGGATAAGGCCGAAAAGCAAGCGGACAAGTTCGACGAGATTTACAAGCAATCTAAAGCTTATTTAGAGAAGCAAATCAACAAGGTTTTTGATAAATTCCAACGTGATTATGGGTTGAGCGAGCGTGATGCTAGACAGGTCTTAAAAAACATGAAAGGCCAGAAAGACCTTGCAGAACTTCGCAAGGTGCTTGAAGCTAGGCCAAACGACCCAAACATTCAAAGGTTGCTTGCTGATTTGGATAGTCCAGCCTATGCCTATCGCATGAAGCGTTTAGAGCGATTAAATGACGATTTAGACCGCATGCGTGAGTCAATCTATCATTCAGAGAAATCAGGCTCAGATGCCTTTTACAGCGACCTGATGAAGGATAGTTACTACAAGGCTACCTTTGACCTGCAGCAGCAGACAGGACTAGCTTATAGTTTCTCTAGCCTGCCTGAAACAGAAATCAAGCGTTTGAAGGCTCTAAAATGGACGGGAGAGGCCTATTCGGATAGGATATGGTCAAATACTGGGGCGCTCGCTTCAAATGTGAAAGATGAGCTCCTAGTAAGTCTCATGACGGGTCGAAGCGTAAGGGATACTGCCCAAGCAATCGCTGAACGATTTGAAGTTGGTCAAAATAATGCGAGGCGCTTGGTTCGTACTGAGTCAGCCTTTTTTCACAATCAAATGGAACTGCTCAGTTATGAAGATGCTGAAATTACAAAATATCGCTTTGTGGCTGTATTGGACAAGCGCACGTCACACATTTGCCAAGAGCATGACAACAAGGTCTATGATACGGACAAGGCTGTTCCTGGTGTCAACTATCCACCTCTACATCCGTGGTGCAGGTCTACGACTATCGCATATGACGAGGACGCAGACTACAGCAAGCTAGAGCGACGAGCTAGAAATCCTAAGACAGGTAAAGTCGAGTATGTGCCTGCGGATATGTCTTATAAAGAGTGGTATAGCAAGTATGTTGATGGGGGGGAAGTTGGTAAGATTGACTTTTCCAAGCTTACTTCCGAAGAAATCAATAATCTTGATTTTGATGATCTTTTAAAATATTTTGACTGGGCAGCTGAACAAGATGCTTTAAAAGAGAAAGCAGAGCAAGCAGCTTTGCAAGCACGAGAGGATAACGTTCCTTTGGCACGACGTGATCTGGTAGATTGTTTAGAAAAGAGACTTAGAACAACGAATTTTGTTGATGTCTTTGGAGAAGAAAATGCACAAGGTCTTTTAAGAGAATTGCGTTTCTTCCCGAATGATGATTTTGTGCAATCTCTCTACGGTTCAATCGATAAATTATCTTTTGCTAAAGTAAAAGAAATGTCTTCTCATGTGTCTGGTACACAAGTTAATTTGGCAAAAGGCGATTTTATTTACAACAAGAAATTTAATCAGAAAGCACATTCAATCGTTCTTCATGAATTGACTCATGGCATCGATAATATCGCAACTTATTTCGGTGCCCCAGAATTGGGAGCTAAAGCATTTAGCAGTCAGTATGACTTGTACAATGTCATAAAAAAAGATATGGACAATTATATTTTTGGGGATATGAAGCTCAAAAGAGGAGCGTCTATGGATGAGAAACGAGACTTCTTTAATCTTCGTCAAGCTAAAGTAAGAGATTTCAAATCAGAATTACTTGAACTAGCAAAGAAACTACACCCGGAAATTCGTCCCGAAGAAAATGCAGAGGTTGCCGCATTTGCATCAGATATGATGAGTTCTTTCAGAAGCGCGGAATATGGTTCTCAGCCTTTCAATCATTCGGATTCTTACTGGAAAGATAAAACACATCGAGGGATGGAATTTATTGCGGAATATACTCAAGCTCAAATGACCCCTGAAATAAAATCGTTTTATGACAAAGTTTTTCCGAATTCTGTTAAAATATACAACAAGATATTTGAAGATATTTCAAAATTGAACTTAGAAAACAAAAAGCCGATTGTTTGGTAAGGAGGTCAGGATGTTTTTTTGGAAGAATGAAAAAATTTATAATCAATTCAAAGAAATCAGCGAGCGATACAAGTCTCATTTTGGCGAAGATTTTCCTGTATATTTGATAATCCCTTTCGAGGTAGATGAGGAAGCTATTTCGAAATATAATTCAGTCGTGAATTCGTGCATTAAAAAAAATGAAGCATTTGAAAAAACGATTGATTACGATGACAGAATTTATTAAGCACCTAGAGAAATCTAAGTGCTTTTTTTATGCTCAGAAAGGATTGAAGAAATGGAATATAGAAAGAAACCTGTAGTAATTGAGGCAGTTCAACTTAATGAACGTTGTTTGATTGAAGAGGATTGGTTTTGGGACGCAGTGACAAGGAATGAGATTATCGTTCACGATAATGGTAAGTGGAATAAAAATCCCGCATGGTGTGAGATTAAAACACTTGAGGGGGTCATGGTCGCAAAAACAGGCGATTATATCATCAAAGGTGTGCAGGGTGAATTTTATCCATGCAAGCCTGATATTTTTGCAGAAACATACGAAGAATTAGAGTATCTGAATATTTTAGATACTATTTAGGAGGTGATCCAACATCTTGACTTGCAGGAATAGACTGCTATAAATTACCGTAAATCGCTATAAACCGTGTCGAATTCGATGCGGTTTTTTGATTGTCCGAGCATTGATGACAAAAAAAGCCATGGAATTATACAGTCGGGGACGACTTTAAAAATAGGAGGTTCGCAATGAACGAAGAAACACAAACAGTCGAAACGGTTGAAGAACAAAAGGTACCTGCAGAACCTGCACAACAACCGCAAGACGAGAAGAAGTACACGGATGCAGAAGTCGATGCCATCATCGACAAGAAATTTGCTAAGTGGAAATCAGAGCAAGAAGCCAAAGAAAACGAAGCTAAGAAACTTGCCAAGATGAATGCTGACCAGAAACAAGAATATTGGTTAGATCAGCGTGAGCAAGAATTAACCAATCGTGAACAAGCGATTGCTCGTAAGGAATTGACCGCAGAAGCTAAGGCAATGTTAAGCGAACGTGGCTTACCAGTCGATTTAGTAGCCGTGGTTGATTTGTCAAACGCTGAAGCCGTGACCGAGTCGGTCGCAAGCATTCAAAAAACGTGGGAGGATGCAGTCCAAAGAGGTGTATCTGACCGCATGAAGGGTAGCGCACCTATTAAGACTGCGCCACAACAATCAACAGAGCTTTCAAGAGCTCAATTTTTCCAAATGAGTCATTCAGAAAAGGCTGCATTGAAACAGTCAAACCCTGAATTGTATAACTCATTTTTGAATTAACTAACAAGGAGAATTTAACATATGGCACAAACTAAAATTGCAAATCTCGTAAATCCCGAAGTAATGGGGGATATGATCGCAGCTAAACTACCAAAGAAATTGCAAGTAATTCCCTTCGCGGCTATCGATCGCACGCTTGAAGGCGTTCCAGGGAACACAATCAAAGTTCCATCTTACACATACATCGGTGATGCCGAAGATGTAAACGAAGGTGTGGAAGCTGGTGTTGTAGTTCTTGGAACATCAACCAAAACTGCTACAATCAAGAAGGCTATGAAAGCCGTTGAATTGACGGACGAAGCTGTATTATCTGGCTACGGTGATCCAGTAGGAAATGCTGAAAACCAACTTGCACTTGCTATTGCTGCTAAAATCGATAACGATGCAATGGATGCCCTTCTAAAAACAAACACTCGTAAATTTGACTCAAAAACAAAAGCAATCAGCTACGATGTAATCGTTGATGCTATTGATTTGTTTGAAGAAGAGGTTAATACTGAAAAAGTTATGTTTGTCAATCCAAAGCAAGTCACAACTTTGCGTAAAGATCCAAACTTCATCTCAGCGGATAAATATCCAAACAATGTTGTAATGACTGGTGAAATCGGTATGATTGCAAATACACGTATCGTTGCGACTAATAAGGTCGCTCTGGACCCTACAAGCGCATTCTACACTTGCCCAATCATCAAGCTGACACACGATGACGAAACCGAACAAGACACTGCTGCATTGACAGTTTACATCAAACGTGATCCAAACGTCGAAGTGGACCGTAAATCTTTGAAACGTTCTACTGAAATCTCAATTGACGAGTTTTACACAGTCGCAGTTTCAGACGATTCCAAGGTCGTGCTTGCTGAAATCAAGAAATAAGGTCTGACCTATGAAAGTCAGAGTTAAACAAGCATTCAATGACTGGCAAGCGAAAGTGAGACGATATGAGAATGACGTCTTTGAGATGACAGATGAGCGATTCAACGAATTGTCACACAATCTCAAGAGCGAGTTCTCGGTCGATATCGCAGATGTTGTCGAGATCATTGACGAAACCGAAATCCAAGGAGACGAGACGACTCCTTTTGACTAGGAGGTCTTATGGAACTTGAAAAACTAAAACAATTAACGGACGAGAGTGACGAAACAATCCTCTCGTCTTTACTTTTACGAGCCGAAAACATCATTTTATCTGAAACGAACCGAGACAAGCTGACGCCTGCGCTCGACAGACTACTACCTGAACTCGTAATTGAGCTATACAACCGCTCAGGAAGTGAAGGAGAGCAGTCTAGAAGTGAAGGTGGTATCTCTGTAACCTATGCAGAGTCAGGCTTGTCTACGGGCCTTTTACAGCGTATACGCATGCATCGATTAGCGAGGGTGGCGGGTCATGTTTTTGAAAAAGAATAGACTGAAATCATATAACCTCAAGCGGTTCAAGAAAATCGTGACGAATGAGGGAGTCGCTAAAGAGGGATATGAGGATGAGGTTGGAGAAGTAAGACTTGAATTGTGGCCAGCTACTAGCAAGTTGCAATCTGAGATTTACGGTGACCGTGTCAATGATATCCTGAATGCAAACGCGAGCAAGGATGCAGATATCAACGTCAAAGATGGTGTCTGTATCGATAGCAAGACAGAGGTCACGCATCGGGTTATCTCAAAAAAAGTATTCAGTCATCATCAAGTATTGGAGTTGGAACGTGTCAGGTTTAATCGGAGTAGATAGCTTAATCGCTAAGTGCCGTAAATTATACGGCTCAAAGAGCAACGAGATAGTAGGACAAGCGGTCTTGCATGCTGCTAAAACAGTCGTACAAGCTGAAGCCAAACTTAGAGCACCAGCGAACGAGGGTGAGTTGAGAAATAGCATCAGAGTTCGTCTAAAAGTAAATGGCAACAAGATATCAGGTGAAGTCTTTACAAACTCAGACCACGCTGCCTATGTCGAACTTGGAACAGGACCCAAAGGGCAAGAAAACCATTCAGGCATATCGCCAGAAATAAGCGTGTCTTATCGCTCTAGCCCCTGGTATGTGCATGAAGACCAAATCAACGTAGGACCTTACCACTTTGCGAAAAGAGGCGAGTTTTACAAGATGTATGGTCAGTCTGCGCACCCTTACTTGTATCCTGCTTTGAAAGATAACCATGACCGTGTATCTAGTAACATTTCAAAATACGTTAGTAGAAAGATTAGAGAACAGATAAAATGATTAATATTAAGCCTGTAATTTGCAAAGAATTGCAAAAGGTCGCAGATAATGTGACCGACACGTATCCAGACGATTGGGAGAATGTCCCAGTCGTCATTTTTTTGGAAGAACAGAATAAACCAGGTGAATGGTACGATGACCAAGAGAAGAAGTCGCATATCCGCTATAAGGTGGATATCTTCGACAAAGACAGCACAAGCGATTTAGCAGTCAAAATCAATGAAATCTTCGCATCTTTAGGATTGCGAAGAACTGACTGTCAGGATGTGCCTGACCCGTCGCATTTGCGTCATAAGTTGATGCGTTTTGAGGGAATCGTGGACCTAAATTCACAATTGGTTTATCAATACAGAATGGAGAATTAATATATGTTAGCAAACGGAATTACGCTCTCTTATGGAGAAGCTAAAGGAACTTACGCAAAACTTGCAGGACTTAAAGAAGTCCCAGAGTTTGGTATCGAACCTGAAAAAGTTGAAAATACCACTCTTGAAGACAAGGTCAAGAAATATGAATTCGGTATTGGTGATGCTGGAGAACTTGAGTACAAGTTCGCTTATGATAACTCGAGTGCAAACGCTCCTTATCGTGTTTTGCGTAATGCTGCAGACAACAAGAAGAAGCTCTTCTTCAAGCAAGCCTACCCAGACGGTACTGAGGTCACATTTGAAGGTCAAGTATCCGTTAAGCTTGGCGGTGGCGGAGTGAATTCTGTTATCGAATTCACGCTCAAGATTGCATTGCAGTCTGAACTCGCATTTACAGACGGTATTGGAGGTTAATAGATGGCTCTACCATACGCAACTTGGAAAGTTAGTGAGGATAAGGAGTTGAAGCTCCGCCTCACATCCTTGCAAGCAACGAAAGTTGAAGAAAAAATCGGAGCGAATTTGCTCAAGGTATTCATGCCTGCTGAAGGCGAAGCCTTTGCTTTGCCACCACTGAAAGTCATGTTGTTATTGACCCACGGAGCACTTCAAAAGTTTGAGCATGGACTCTCATTTGAAGATGTATCTGACCTATATGACGATTATGTTGATAACGGTGGGGATCAGGCAGCATTCATGGCAGACGTTATTTTGCCGATGCTTCAAGTTTCGGGGTTTATGCCACGGGAGAAAACAAGCAAGAAAACTCCCAAGAGATCAAAAGCCAAAATGGAAGTAGTCGATTAGAAGAGCCTACTGTTCATTCAGTAAAAGAAATGGTTGAGGGGCTTTATCCGATGTTTTTGGACATTGGGGGGGAGCCCCTCGATTTTTGGGATTTAACGGTGCTTGAAATCAGAGAAATGATTGAAAGCTACAATCGTGTCACAATCCAAAAGCAAAAAGAAAAAATCATTGAATCTTACAGACTTTCGCAGATGATAGCAAACAACGTTTCTCTTTTGCTTTCAAAAGATGCCAAACCGCTTGAAGTGTGGGACTATGCCCCTGAACTTTTTGAGAAAGAGCGAGAGCAGGTCGAACAAGAGAGATTGACTCAAGAGTTGAAATTGCACCAGGAACGCATGCGCACGTTTGCTGAGAGTCACAATCGAAAAATGAAAATGAAAGGAGAATAGATGGGAGTTACTCTTGACGAACTCAAGGTTATAATTGACGCTGAAATCGCACCTTTCAAAAGCAAGATGAAAGAAGTCGAGAACAAGGTCAAAGATGCTTCTAACAAAGTACAGTCATCAACCGACAAAATCAAGGCACAGTCTGGCTCGATGCTAGGCGTGTTTGGTAAGCTAGCCAAATTCGCTGGATTTGCATATCTGGGCAAGAAGTTGTTAGATGTCGGCATGTACTCTACACAGATGGCTCTTGAAGTTACTGCATCGATTAACCAAATCAAGCGTCAAATGGGCGAGAGCTCACAGACATTCTTAAAATGGGTTAATGATAATGCGAACGCTATGAACATGGGCGTTGGTGAGGCGACAAAATACGGGGCGGTGTATTCAAACCTATTTTCTGGTTTTATCAAGGACTCGAACAAGTTGAGCGCATATACTGCTAAGATGTTGCAAACATCGGCAGTTGTTGCTGAAGGTTCTGGTCGTAGCATTACAGACGTTATGGAGCGTATTCGCTCTGGTTTGCTAGGTAACACCGAAGCAATTGAAGATCTAGGAATCAACGTCAACGTAGCCATGATTCAATCTACTGAAGCGTTCAAGCGTTTTGCAAATGGTCAAAGCTGGGACCAACTCGACTACCAAACGCAACAACAAATCCGTCTCATGGCGATTTTGGAGCAGGCAACTGCCAAGTATGGTACGACCCTGTCACAGTCAGTCAATGGACGTATTAGCTTGTTTAAATCGTTGCTGAAAGACTCAGCTCTTAATATCGGTAATGCCTTCTTGCCAATTATCAACGCTATCATGCCGGTCTTGAACTCATTTGCTATGGTCTTGAAGAACGTGACTGCTAAACTCGCTGAGTTTATCGCTTTGATGTTTAACAAAAAAGCGACTGTTAAGGACGGTGTAGCTGGTGCGGTCGGAGATATGAACGGAGCATTACAAGATGCAGCGGGAGGTGCAGGAGACCTCGCAGATGCCATGGGTGATGCTGACGATGCTTCAGGTGGTCTAGCTGATAACCTCGGAGATTCAGCCAAAAATGCGAAGAAAGCAGTCAAAGAACTGCTTGGTCTAGCCGGATTTGACGAAATCACGCTTTTAAACAAGAAAGATGATTCTGACGACGGAGGCTCTGGCGGTTCTGGTGGTGGCGGTGGCAAAGGCAAGGGTAAGAAAGGAAAAGGCGGAAGCGGACCTTTCAAGGATATCTTGCCAGAAGTCGCACTTACTGACATGGATAACCAGTTCAAGAGCATTTTTGATGGTCTAGGAGATAAGCTGAAAGGACTAACGAGCCTCTTTAGCAAAGGTTTCACTGCAGCATTCAGAGCTGAAGGATTAGAACGTATTAAGATTGGTCTTGGTCAAATCAAGACGGCGCTTGAAGAAATCGCTACTGATCCACGAGTAGTCAATGCTTTTAATGGCATGACCGAAAAAATCGCTTATGCACTAGGGCAGATTGCAGGCTCAATCGGCACAGTTGGAGTTGGCATTGGTGTCTTTCTTGCCGAAAGTATAGCAAACGGTCTAGGACGTCAAAAAGAGCGTATTATTCGCTCGCTTGTGGCTCAATTTGAGAACACGGGCAATATGTTTGCGTCGGCTGGAAACATCGCTCAGGCGTTTGCAGATGGCTTCTATGACGTCATAACATCGACTGGCGCTGTTCGTATCGGAAGTTCGATTGTATCTGCTGTTTTAGCTATTCAAGCTAGCATCGTGGAGATTGGTTTCAAACTCGGCGGTGACCTACTAAAAGGCATCGAGCGAATTGTCACAGACAATATGCCTGGCGTTGCTGAGGCTTTTTCAAATGCATTGTCTGCAATTGCTCCTATTTTCGAGAGCGCAGAAAAAGCAATCAATGACCTGTCAGACTCAATCAGTCGTGTGTATGATAATTACATTCGTCCATCAATTGAATCATCAACGAAAGCTATATCAGGCATTATTGGTTTGTTTGTAAACGGGTGGAACAATCATATTCAACCCGTTATAGAGAAACTCGGTCAAGGTTTCTCGGACACAATTGGCAAGCATATTTCTCCATTTATTCAAAAGATTTTGGAGATGGTCGCAAGCTTCCAAGAAATGTCACAAGTCATTACTGCTTACGTTGCACCAGTAATTGGCTTTATCGTTGAGCAATTGACAAGAGTATTAGCTCCTGCAATTGAATATATAGGAGAAGTTTGGCGTGTTCTATCTAACACTATCTCTGATGTTTTAGGAGGCATAGCGGACTTTCTCAAAGGTGTGTTTGATATCATCACTGGTATTCTTACGGGTGATATGAGTAAGATTTTTGATGGTTTCACCGAAACGGGCGATGCCATCATGAACATCTTGTCTACAATCTTAACTGGATTGTTAGATTTAACAGTAGCAGTTTTGAAAGTTATCTGGGATACGATTGTGGCAATCTTCCAAGGAATTTGGGATGGTATCGTGGCCATCTTCATACCTATTGGCGAATGGTTCAGTGAACGCTGGAACGATATCACAACTGTTTTAGCTGACGTAGCTAAATGGTTTGGGGACATGTTCCAGAAAGCTTGGAATGCGCTGACAAACATATTCTCTTCAATCGGCACCTGGTTCAGTGAGCGTTGGAACGATGTGACGACTGCACTTGCTAACGTTGTTACGTGGTTCGGAAACATCTTTAGAACGGCGTTCGAAGCAGTCAAAAACGCGTTTAGCACGATTGGTAGCTTCTTCAGCGGTGTGTGGTCAACAGTTCAAAGTATTTTTGTTAACGCTGGTCAAATGGTCGGTAATGCAGTAGGTGGCGCATTCAGAAGTGCGGTCAATGCAGTTCTTGGAACGATTGAAAATGTGGTGAATGGCTTTATCGGCATGATTAACGGAGTTTTGGATACTGTCAGAGGTCTTCCAGGTCTAGGATGGGTCGGTAGTGTCGGCTATGTAAGCCTGCCACGCTTAGCCCGTGGTGGTATCATCGATAGTCCGACTGTAGCCATGATTGGTGAAGCTGGTAAAGAGGTTGTTATGCCTCTTGAAAATACTGGATTCTTGCAGACGATGGGGCGCATCGTAGGCGATGCGGTAGTCAATGCCTTGGGCGGTGGCTTACCACAATCTGGAGGCTTTAGCGGTAGCGGTGACATCGTCATCATGATCGGCGGACACGAATTTGGTCGTGTGGCCATCCAAGAAATCAATCGAGAACAAGAACGTGCAGGACAAGTCTTGCTTAACATTTAGAGGGAGGTAAAATGGCACGCTTAATTATCAATGGGGTGGCTGTTAAGCCTCCCAAATCTTTTCAGGTCGGTATTCAGGACATTGACGGAGAAACAGGTCGAAATGCTAACGGAGACATGGTCCGTGACCGTATCACGACCAAACGAAAATTAGATTGCGAATGGGGCATGCTGACTCAAGATGAAATGAGTCAGCTTTTAAATGCCGTATCATCAGTCTTTTTTGAAGTTTCTTATCCCGACCCAGTAAGAGGTCAAACAACAGGAACTTTTTACGTCGGAGACAGAACAGCTCCGAGCTATTCATTTACTGAGCGATTTAAGCCGTGGTCTGGCGCAAAATTTAATCTGGTAGAAAGGTAGGGAAGAACATGGATATATTTAGACGAAAGAAATTTGATGAAGCTATGTTTGCTAAGAACCGTACTCTTGCTATCAGAGTAGGTCAGTATCAATCGAGCGACATCAAAGAAGCAAGTTTTGATTATGGCTATATTAAAGGGGATGCCTATAAGCCAGGCGGAACGTGCGCTGGTAGTGCTAAAATTGTCTTTACGAGCATCATTACCACTTTCAATAAGTTAGATAAGATTTACCCTGAAATCGGTCTTTTGGTCGATGGGACCTACGAATGGGTCAAAATGGGTGAATACTTCATCAACGACATTGAAATTGACCGAAACCGTAAAACGACCAAACTTGACCTTATGGACGGGATGTTTAAGCTAAACCGTGAACATGTCACAGACTTGACTTATCCAGCAGAAATCAGGCACGTTATCAAAGAAATTTGTCTGAAGACTGGTGTAGAGTTAGCAAATGAAAATATGGATATCGCATCAATGAATTATGTGATTGAGACGAAGCCAAAAGAAAAGAAGATGACATTCAGAGATGTTTTGAGTCTAGCTACTCAGATGCTCGGGATGTCTTGTTTCTTTAATCGAGAAGGTAAACTTGAAATCAAGGAATTGACTGATTCAGGTATCACGATTACGGCAGATAGCTACTTTATGCACGGTTTGACCAAGAGCGAGGTTCAGTATCAGATTGCAGGGATAACTTGCAAAAAGGACAAAGAGACTCTTACGGTCGGTATGCGTACTGGTCGGTCATTGGAACTAGACAATGTCTTTATGACTCAGAGCGCTTTAAATGACCTGTATTACAAGCTAAAAAATCTGACTTACTATCCATATAACCTCAACTACCAAGGCCATCTCTTGCTTAATGTGGGAGAATGGGTAACTATCAAGACAAACACAGGCGAGACGTTCAAGTCGCCAGTCTTGAGTCAATCATTCACATTTAAAGGCGGTCTCCGTGGCCGTATCAGCGCAGACAGTAAAGCTGGAAATGATGCACAGTATTCATATGCAGGAACGCTCACGAAAAAGATTGAACAATTTAGCGAATTTGAGAAGCAAATTCAAAACCAAATTGAAGAAGCAGACAAAGGATTTGACAAGAAAGTCGAGAAAATCAAGAATGACTTTAACGACCAAGTAGAACTGGCCAAAGCCAGAGCTGAAGAAGTCAAGAGAGAACTCTCTGACACTATCGACCAGCGGTTTAGCAGTTTTGATAATGGCCCTCTGCAAGAAGCCAAACGTAGAGCTGAAGAAGCCTTGCGTAATGCTGGGGCAAGTAGCTTACTTGCTCAGGAAGCTAAGCAAATCAGTGAGCAATTGAGACGACAGCTTGATAATAAGGCTGACCTCGTCGAATTTCAGCGAGTGAAAGAAACCAACCAGCTCTATGAACGCATAATCGGAAGTAGTGAGTCTGACATCGCTGAGAAAATCGCTCGTATGGCTCTGACCAATCAACTGTTTCAAGTCGAAGTTGGCAAATATGCAAACGCTGGCGGTCCGAATATGCTCCGAAATTCACGAGCAGATGACGGATTGAAATACTGGACAGAAGCGAATGGTCGTTTAGGCTTCACATCGCATGGTTACTATTTTAACGGGCAAAAACGCATGTTTGAATTGCGCCCAGGCGCAGTCGTTAAAAGTCCACGGTTCATTATCAAGCGAAATACTGATTATACCTTAAATATTTTAGGGTTCGATAATAACTCGAAATATTTTAGGGTCTATGTTAGTAAACGCGTAAAAGGCTCTGTCTCAGATTATCAAGAGAGATTGCTGATATTCAATGGTCAGCCTAAATGGGTTAATGGACCTGTTTTTGATGCTTCGAAAGCGGTCAAAAAGTCCATTACATTTAACGTCGGTGAATTCGATGAATGTTATCTGCAATTCGAATACGACAAAAACAATCCTAATAAATGGGGCGGTCTGTTCATGACCGAGCTTGATTTTTATGAGGGTACGACTGACCGTAAATGGCAACCAGCTCCCGAAGATGCGACTATGGAAACAGACAAGACTCTTGAAGCGACTCAAACCAAACTGTCCTTACTTCAAGGTTCGTTTGCGTTCCAAAATCTGACAAGCGCTGGAGCTATCGTCTCGCAAATCAATGCGACTAACAATCAAATTCTGATTGAAGCCGAGAAAATTCGTTTGAAAGGTAAGACGCTTGCTGACCAATTAACAGCCATTGATGGATACTTTAAGCGATTATTCGTTGGTGAAGGTGCATTTGCGAAGCTGAATGCTGAGATTATCGGCTCAAAGACTATCACAGCTGACAAGCTAATCATGGACCAAGCAATGGCTCGGTTGTTCGTTTCAAGCGATATCTTCACGGACACGCTTGCGTCAAAGGCAGCCTTTATCACCAAGATTCGGTCAGTAGTAGTGTCTGCTACCTTGCTCGAAGGGTACAAGGGGAAGATTGGTGGTTTCCAAATCGGTACGCACGATAAAGACCCATCAACTTACTGGTTGACTGGTCAGAATCAGTTTTATGTAGGGATGAGTAATGGTGCTGGTAATTGGGGCAAAACAGCTCTTTGGGTTAATTGGGGCACGACTTGGGATGCTCCAGGAAATTATGCTTGGTTCGTTAAAGAATCGGGCGAAATGTTCTGTTACAATCGAGCATATTTTTGGAACACGCCGGTAATAAATGGCGACTTACGTGTTACAGGCGATATCTACTACAACAATGAGAATTCAGGTAAATCTGGATACTGGATTTACTCTCCTCAATATAAACAAATCTTTAGCGATAACGGCTATATGTATTTTGTTTGGAGTGGTGGTGGTTCTAGTTGGGTTCCACTCAACAAAGAAATCTCAGACCGTCGATATAAGCATGATATCGAAACTAGTACAGTTTCAGCTCTCGATGTAATCGAAAACTTGAAGACGTACAGTTATCGCAAAGAATACGATGGCAAAATAGAGTTTATCTCCTGTGGTATCATGGCGCAGGAAGTCCAGAAATATGTTCCTGAAGCATTTTACAAAAATCCTGACGGTGCATACTCATATCGCACATTTGAACTCGTGCCTTATTTAATTAAGGCCATTCAAGAACTTAATCAAAAAATAGAAAAATTGGAGAAAACAGCATGAACGAACAAGACAAACAAATCAGCACCTTAACAATCAAATCTCTAAGTGAGAGAGTCGGTAATGAGGCTACTCAATCAGCTACGCTCGAAGCTCTCTATACAGTTACTGCGATGGAGCTTGAGCAGATGAAGCAAATCATCGAATCTGACGAAGAACTCAAATCTAAATTTGAAGAAGTGAAAGGAAAAATGACAAATGGCAATCAATAACTATGAACTGGCAAGCAAGCCTTACACTCGTGGCTTTGGGGATAACCTCAAGACCGTGGTTGAAATCCGTCTCTCAGAAGGCAATCGTTATAGCACGAACATGCGTGAGCTTGCAGGAGATCGCACTAATGAGCAAGAGGACGTCTTGATTCAAGCGGTGCTAGATATCCTGAAATCCGAGTTGGACCCAGGTTCAGCAATCGTGAAGGCGCAAGCTGAAATTAAACAAGCAGTACAGACTCTTGCGAAAACAAATACAGACTTGACTGCTAACAAAGAGTATCTTGAGTCTGTTTCAGCTATTACTGAGGTTCTTATTGCTCTAGCTATTGGACAGAATGGTGGCATGCCAACGAACACTTACAGCAAGGTTGCGCAGTTCATCAAGCCACTGGTGAAAGACCGTCGCTATGTGAACGGTGATATCGTATCGATGCCTTATCCTTACGATACGAATCCAAAATGGCCGAAGGAAACACAAACAATCTTGAAATTCCAGATGCAAGAGTCCGAGGGCTATACTTACAAAGACCAGCCCCTTGCCGAAATGCTCCAAAAAGGCATTTTGACCATTGTCATGCCACGGATTGAGTAAGGGGGTTGTATGCAAATCGAATTTTTCAATTTCTTTCGTAGTGTCGTCCAGACTGAAGACGGTCTGGTCTTGTACGCTCTAGCATTGATTGTTTCGATGGAAATCATTGATTTCCTTACTGGGACGATTGCTGCTATTGCAAACCCTGACATCGAGTATAAGAGTAAAATCGGCATTAATGGTCTCCTTCGTAAGATTTTAGGGGTCCTCTTGCTGATGATCCTCATTCCAATGTCCGTTTTATTGCCTGAAAAGACAGGCTTCGCATTCTTGTACTCTATTTATCTCGGGTACATAGCATTTACTTTTCAATCACTCGTTGAAAATTATCGCAAATTAAAAGGAAATGTTACTCTTTTTCAGCCGATTTTAAAAGCATTTCAACGCTTGTTTGAAAAAGATGATAAAAATAAAGGAGAATAACACATGCAACAAATCACAGAAATCATTACAAACGGTGCAATTAGCATCCTGGTTATTTTGGTTGGCATCGCAGTCAAAGCGGTCAAGGACTACCTGGTTCAAAAAGGTGGAGAGAAGACCATTAAAATCGTTGAAATCTTGGCCAAAAATGCGGTCAATGCTGTGGAGCAGGTAGCAGCTGAAACTGGCTTTAAAGGCGAGGAGAAACTTGAGCAAGCACGAGCTAAAATTCGTGCTGAACTTACCAAATACAACATCAGCATGACTGATAAAGACTTGGACACTTTCGTCGAGTCAGCCGTTAAGCAGATGAATGACGCATGGAAAGGAAAATAAACAAGTGAAAAAAAACGACTTATTCATCGACGTATCTAGCCACAATGGATACGATATTACAACTATTTTGGCTGACATGGGTACACAGAATACTATTATCAAAATTTCTGAAAGCACAAACTACCTAAATCCGTGCCTGTCAGCTCAAGTAGAGCAATCCAATCCTGTTGGATTTTATCATTTCGCATGGTTTGGCGGTGACATTGAAGAAGCTGAGCGAGAGGCACGCTACTTCCTTGACAATGTACCTCAAAAAGTAAAATACTTGTGTCTTGATTACGAAGATCACGCTAGCGGAGATAAACAGGCAAATACAGATGCTTGTATTCGCTTCATGGAAATCCTCAAAGAAAATGGCTATGAGCCAATCTATTACAGCTATAAGCCATTCACGCTTAATAATATCTATTATGAGCAGATTCTTGCGAAATTTCCAAATAGCCTTTGGATTGCAGGCTATGGTTTGAATGATGGTACAGCTAACTTTGAATATTTTCCATCAATGGATGGTATTCGCTGGTGGCAATACTCTTCAAATCCGTACGACAAGAACATTGTTTTACTAGATGATGAAGAAGCTAAGCCGAAATGGAAGAGAAATGATACTGGTTGGTGGTATGAATACCATGACGGATCTTACCCAAAAGACAAATGGGAAAAGATTGATGGTACCTGGTACTACTTCGACGAGAGAGGTTATTCAATAGCTTCTCGCTGGTTGAAGGACGATGGAAAGTGGTACTATCTCAAAGAAAACGGCGCAATGGCCGTTGGTTGGGTGCTTTTGAATGGTAAATGGTACTATCTTGATGCTTCAGGAGCAATGGTCACTGGCTGGGTTCAATACAAGGACAAACTATACCATCTCAAAGAAGAGAATGGCGAAATGTCTTCAAAAGAACTTGTCGAAGTCGAAGGAGGCTGGTACTACGTCAACGAAGATGGCAGCCGTTCAGACAAACCAGCGCTTGATGTATTACCTGATGGACTAATTGTTACCACTAAATAATTTTTTAAAAAATAGAAAGGAAAATTTCTAAAATATTGTTCTAATTGTTTCAACCGCAAGCTCAGGCTTGCGGTTTTTTTGTTTGTTCAAAATAGAAAAAGCAGTGACCGAAATCACTGCTTATCAGCTGTAGCAAATTCATAAAGTTTTTCTGCTGTGAGAAGTGCCATTTTGTCCATGCTTGTTTTTCCTTTTCTGAGGTCAGAAACGGTAGTCCATGGCACACCGGCACCTTGTGAAATAGCAGATGTAGAAATAGAACTGTTAAGTAATTCTTGAATAACTTTTCTCAT